CCATCAACCTCTACTTCTTTCTGCTCATCAGTCACGACATGTCCTGACAGTTTAACAAGAAGAAGCAGAACCTCTTCAAGTAAGTGACCGTACAAGAACTTTATGTGCATGTGAGCCTTCATAGAAGACGGCTCGTCAAGATCTCTACGTGATTCATACCATAGCTGACGGGCAGGCTTACCAATGTTGCTCATGCGTAGGCCCTTGGACTGCTTGTGAGGCTGTGCCCAGTGTACCAACGCACCCTTCATGCGCTCACCAAAGTCATAGATCATATCATCAGTTATGTCTAATTCTTTACCATCAGATAAGGCATCAAGCTTACCGTAGATGTCATCTACAAGGTTGTCTAAGTCTTTAGAAGAGGTCAAGTTGTTCTCCAATAATAAATAATTTGTCAAGTTCTGACACAGCTACAGTAGATCCCATATAGAACCACTCACCCCTACGCCCCCTGCCTTCAATAGTAAGAGCGGCGTGTGCCTTACTCTCAGCTTCGCGTCTGTCAGGAACCTTGTAAGACTTTACAACCTCATAGTCCCTATAAGGTGAGGCAGTTTGATACTGTTTTACTCTGTCTTCTGGGTCAACAGCCATTCCTACTTTGACCCAACCGGGAAATGAAGGGTTGTGTATAATATAAACTGAACCTTCTTTGGAGTCAGAATAATTAGTTAAAGAGCTAAAGGCTGCGTCAGTAAAACCTTTGTAACGTCCCGGTTTAAACAGCGGGTGGCTCTTCGGTATATGCTTACCGTCAACAAACATTCTTTTTTTAGATCTTGCAGAATCACATACTCTACAGATATATCTGCATTCCTTCTTTAATGCTGTACTCCAGTTGCCTTTTTCATCTAGTTCAATAGTACAATCAATACACTTTCTAATGCGTTGCTGACCAATCTGTTCCGACATTATACTCTCCATCTAATGGGCATTTAAGATTTAAATACTTACCGGCTTCTACTATAGCCTCTACACCTAGAATACCTACAGCATCGGCACTATCTTCAATCACTTCTAACTGCCACTCATCATGAATGTTGCAGACAAACTTAGCATCCATACCTTGTAGCTTCCTGTTAAAGAATACAAGAGCCTGCTTCATAACGATAGCACCGGCACCCTGCAACAGCGTATTAAGGGCTGAATGTTCTGAACGGACAAACAACTTACGCCCGTCTAAACCTTTGAGGTGCCCTCTTGCTGAAGCTCTTGCAACTTTATTTTTGAGATTTGTAAATGATGGAAGATTATCGAAGAAAGATTGTCTAAGCCTTGAACCAGCGTCTCTGCCTCCTCCAGCCACGCTTCCAAGCTTTTCATCTCCTGCGCCGTACAGCAGTGCATAGATGAATGTCTTCGCCTGATTTCTAGATTCAAGTCCTGCAAGGTGCTGGTTAGCTGTGTGTACGTCTCCGTTGACAATTTCATTTGTGTACTCCTTGTCTTCCATATAGTGAGCAAGCATCCGTAACTCAAGACCACTGGCATCAATACCGACCAGCTTGTAACCTTTAGGTACAGTCCACACTGCTCTACACTCCTTACCATAAGGTGAATTAGAACTAGGTACTTGCGCCATGTTAGGTTCGCGGTGAGTCATACGGCCTGTGATAGTCCCATTAGGGATCACATAGCCATGTACTCTGCCATCATCTTTCAATGCTTTCAACCACGATTTAATCTGAGCCTCACGTTTCTGGTGCATCAGATAATCTTTGATCAACTCTGCTTCTGGAATACCTTCTATCTGAGAAAGAGTTTTCTCATTGACAATAGGTCTACCATGAACAGTGAACTCAGTAGGTTTCCAGCCAAACTCAATAAGGTACTCACCTACCTGCTTTCTAGAACTAATGTTGAAGTCCATTATGCTCTGCCTAGTGGTACTAAAGTTAGCAGGCTGGCTTAGGTACTCATGCTCTTCGGCAGTAAGGCGTACACCTTTACCACTTGGAGTATCCCAAGAACCTGTCTTAGCTACAGCACCTGTACCTGTCTCACGGCGATAGATAAGACGCTCATCTATCTTAGGCTTGAACACCTTACCAACTTCATCCTCAAGCTTCGCCATGTTCTCACGCATGAGAGCCAAGAGCATACTTGCTTTGTACTCGTCAAAGTAAAAGCCAGTTTTTTCTTGATCCTTCATGATGGAGGCTACCTCATGCTCTAACCCTATTGAGTCAGGAGAGAACCCTGCGCCTTCCTTCTGCAAAGCTTTGTAAACCTTGACGTTAAGCCCAACGTCACGCTTACAGTACTCAAGCATCTCAGGCGTGTAGCAATCAAACTTATCAAACTCAATCTTAGCAAGACCTAGCTTACTACCCCATACTGCAAGGCTGTGACCAGCTTCACGTACAGGATTAAATAATCTAGACAGTACCAAGGTATCTATGATCTGCTGGTTGCCAAGTTTAAATGACGTAAGCTTTTCTAGAGCAGGTATATCAAACCCAATGATGTTGTGCCCTGACAGTTGCTCTGCTTTATTTAATAACGAAACTCCTTCTTCTATCTCATCAGGCCCGTAGCTCCAGACCTCACCCGTATTTACCTCTTGAGCAACAAGACACCATATCTTTGTGTACTCAAGCCCGTCAGTTTCTATGTCAAATAATAGCTTCATTCAAACGCCAGTGTATCTTCTTGATCAGGGTTAAAGTCAATGTCTGAGTCATCAACCTCATGTAGTCGCCCGGTGTCTTTATCATACTGCAAATACGTAGCGATGCCGACATCACCTGTGTACCTAGACTTCAGGATACGAACACGGGTAGTTGATGCCACCACAGGATCGTCAGCCTGCTGGTTACGTTCAAGAGTGATTACACAATCAGACAACTGGGCGATAGACTGACTGCCTCTGAGGTGGCTCAGGTCTGTCTCAGCACCCTTCTCATGTCCCTTATTACCATCAATACGGCGAAGGTGCGACACAAGAATAAGACCAGCGCCTGTCTCTTCAGCAAGGCTGCGAAGTCGTGTCATGATGGAGTCAATGGAGCGGCGCTCATCACCTTCTAATGTGGCAGATACCATCATGTGTAGGTGATCAATCACAACCCACTTACATTCACAGCCAACGATCATGTAACGTAACTTAGAAAAGATACCGTCAATGTCATTGGAGCCAAAGTGAGCGTGTACCCACACCCTGTCATTGTTGTCGTTGTCCAAGAAGACATCATCAAAAAGAATATCAACTTCTTCTGTCGAATATGTCTCACGTACACTGTCAATGTGTAACTTAGCATTGGCCTCAATAGAAAGGATACCGTCCACGGTGCGTGTCCAATCCTCCTCTAGAGCAACGATACCTATGTTGTCATCAGTCTCTTTGATGAGCCAGTGTTCTAGTTCGCGTGTAACCGCAGTCTTACCAAGACCCGTACCGCCTGCAACCAACACCAACTCCCCCTGTCGCAAACCCTCTAGCTTTTTATTTAAACCGTCCCAAGGGTATGGGATGGACTTCTTCTTGGGTCTGTTGTGATACTTGTCTTTATTCTCACTGACATTCAAGACACCGCTAGGCGTGTAGGTCTTTGCGTTCCACCACGAACTAACGTAGGAGCCGTGCTGGTTCTTACGCAGCATGTCATTGGCATCCTTGTGACCGTCAGGCATCACCATGATCTTAGCTTTGTTAGGCTTCAGCAGCCTTGCTACTTTCTTTGCTGCTTCCTGTCCGGGTTTGTCAGCGTCAAAGCAGATCACGATGTTGTCAAACTTCTCAAGGAATTCTATTTGAGATTTGACATCCTTCTCTGCACCCTGTGCTCCGTTCTTAACAGATACCACAGGCCACTTAGATCCCAGCAACTCGTAAGCTGCCATAGCATCACACTCACCCTCAGTGATAGTAATATACTTACCACCCTTATCACCTACGGTTTGCTGTCCGAACAACCCGCACTCTGAGATGGGGCCAGAGGCAGTGAAGCCTTTGGTATCAACCATCCGTGTCTTGTATGCTACCTCTTCCGCACCATTGTAATATGGGTAGAAGTGTCGGGTGGAGTTACCGTCAGGGCCTAGTGTAGACCTGACTCCATACTTCTTTGCGGTTGCCTGTGAGATTGCTCTTTCTTTTAATGCGTTAAACTCTCCTTCTCTGATTGTTACATTATCTTTAACAAGCCTTGGGGCTGCTTCCATAACTTCTCCAGTATAGTTTCTAATGTATGTGCCGCACGAAAAACAATGTGCGCTGCCATCGGCATTAACGCCTAGGCATTTTCTGTGATTACAAACTGGGCAGTCTTTGTGTGTTTCTACAAAAGACATTGAACCTCCGTAAAAGAAGGGGCCGAAGCCCCTCTTAGTTTAGGCTACTTCATCGTTTAGTATGTCTTCCAACTCCTTAGAGAAGGTTATTTCTGCCGCCCGGAGTATAGACAATCTAACCTGTAGATCACTAGACTCCTCACGGACAGAAGCAACAAGCCCCACGATCATCTGACCACGCGATGACAAGTCCTCAACCGCATATTCAGTACCCTCAAAGGTCAGGGTATTTTTACTTTCTTCAGACATAGCGTTCCCTAAAATGCTAGTTCAGTTTCGGCAGCACCTTGACCATACTCAATGAGATCTAGGATCTGCACGTTCTCAAGGATGGCACGTTTGTACTGCTTGTTAGGGCCGTACACGGCTGCTCGCCACTGCACTGCTACCTTAGATCCGTTACCAATCTGCACATCAATCTCATTCTTTTCGGAATCAACAAGCTTAGGTACAGGGTTCTTCTCACCCTTACCGTTCACTTCCCACTGATAGAAATGGATCACAGGATCTTCGGTATACTTAGACCGACCAGCAGCCTTGATACCAACATTAAAACCAGCAGAGATGAACTGCTGATAAACCTCATCAGACACCGCTAGGTTAATCTCATACCCGTTACGGTCACCCGTGAAGTTAGGGACAGGCACTTTCACATGAGGATAATAGGCTTCGCCAGTTAACACTTGTGGGATACCATCAATCATACGCATAGGTTTTCTCCTTTGTTAGCGTCATTACAAATTAACATCATTGAGATGCATTATCAATAAAAAAATCAGAGACTTGCTCTTCTAAAGATCCGTCAATACCCTCCTCTATTTCCAAACAATGCCGGTCTTTACCGTGCATGTTGTAGGTTATGTGATACGCAGACTTATTTTCGTATAACAATCCAATAAGATGTGATGCCGTGAAAGCCCTGTACTCCTCAGTAGTGATATCAAATAACATTACCAGCCTCCTAGTTCGTCTAAAAATTCAGAAAATAATTCTGTTAGATGATCGTCACGTATCCTCCAAGAACCTACCTCAGCACAACGATCCTCAACAAAACCAATGAACCTTAGCTTAATTCTTACAGAAGGTAGCGGAGCACCCAACCTCATCGCAAACAACTGACACCACCAATCATCTACATCTGAACAAAACTCCATTCTAGTATCTGTAGAACTCATTTTATATATCTCCTTTAAACCTTGAAGGTATTGTACACAATAATCTGAACGGTGTCATGAGAATTTTTGATATTCTTGATTCTGAACCTCAAGGTACACAGCAACGAACCTGATACAGAAGTCATCACCATGCTTCTGACACAGCCTTAGAGCATCCTCACGAACAACAGGTGTTACGATGCCTGTCTCAAAGTAACACTCACTAAACCCAAGGATGTGATTACACATATCAATTATGTTTTGCACGGTACTTGGTATCTTGGTGGAAACGTGAACGCTTTATAATACTGATCACCATAGGCTTACTCATACCAAGCTGCTTGACGATGTCACGCGGCCTTACGCCCTGTGCATACATCTTAGTAACCTTTATGATGTGCGGCTTAGGTGGGGACTCAGCCCCGACAGGCCAGTACCTATCGGGGTATACCCTATCAAGATTTTTCTGGGCCTTGACAGCCTTGTAAAACAAGTCACTCATGCTGACACCCCTTCTCTAACCTTTGCCCATACAAGATCACTTCTAAGACCTCTCAGGGCGTTAGAGCCATCAATAAGGCGTTCACGCTTGACACCCTTAGACTTCACGATCTCTTCCTCAAAAACATTGATCTCTTTTGATAAGGCGGCACGAATCTCTTGTGATACAAGATTACGCAAGTGCTTCTCAAACTCCGCTGAACTACCGGCGTTCAGTACTAAAGCCTCACGGCTTTCAGAGTGAACAACAAAGTGATCCACAAATATATCTATACTATCCATTTCATTCTCCAAATTAAGGCGAGCAGTTTATACACATGCTCAGGTGCCGGAGAGTTATTTCCTTGTTATGAGACGGGACACCATAGTCCTGCCGTCCGTATCCTCAACCTTAAACAGATGACCCCTGCCATGATGAGGTATGTACCACGAGCGTTTGCCGAAGTGGATGCCTGTGTAGCACCGCCCGGAATGTACGCCATAGCGTGTCTTAAACTTACGCAGTCGGTATATCATATCAAATCTCCCTTACTTGTATGCTTTCTACGTCAAGCAGTTCTGCTGACGGCTTTATTATCGACTCAGCTATATTCACCGCATCGTGTCTATCTACTGCCCTAACCACCAACTGTATCGTCACCTCAAAATCAAAGGTGAGGTCACCAGCATCGGGCTGATTCCAAGGGGCATCGGGATGAGACTTATGCGCCTCAACCCAGCATGTCTCATTACTCATTTGTTGTCTCCATATTTATAGTTATGTCTTCATCGTCAACATGAAACAAGGTTATCTCATCAGTTACCGTACCGTTCTTATTGATACGTCGAACAAGATCAGCCATGTCCCACCTGTTGATACCAAAAGCCTTAGCAATATCTAACTCTGTATCAAGATCCATACTCAGCCGCTCGTGCCGAGTGACTCTAATTGTAGTCCAACCACGTTTGATGTCACGTTTAACATCTATACTTTTCACATCATGAAAGTTCATTCAAATACTCCTCTAACCATTCACTAGTTGCCGAAGTTAAGTGACCGTAGTTCTCAACTTCTCTTACATATGTATCACCATACTCCCAGCTATCATACGTCAGCGGTGACTTAGCTGCAACAAACCATCTTGCATACTGGTTGTCACGCTCCTTCTTAACGCTCTGATACGTCTTGAGCACACGCCACTCCCAACCCTGTGGGTTTTTGAAAGTAGCGTAGGGTTCTGCTACGTCCCTTGTCTTACCGAACTTCGTTCTATTGCTCATTAGCTTTCTCCTTAGCATCAACCAAATAGTTTTCATAATCATTTAGGGCCATCTTCAAGGCAGTCTCAGGCTTGTAATCACTAGGGAAATACCAATCCCCAACACCTCTAGGAAACTTTATTCCTCTAACCTTTACGACATAAGCAACAGGCTTACCATTATGTTTTGCTGTACGTGACACCTTAACTCTCATTAGCTTTCTCCTCTACGTAGATTCTAATATACTTGGACTTATCCAAGGGCTGACCGTAACCATAACGCCTCCAATTCTCACCGTCAATAAGACCCTGACCCCGAACCCGCAGGCTATACCTGTCCCTGTTCAGGTACTTACGCATCTGCTCAACTAGCTCACGCCCGGCCTCATCATTAGGTATACGGGTGAACACATATTTAGGCGTCCTCATCTTCATCCTCCACTTCAAAAGCATCTAAGGTATGCACTATCTCAAGCATATCCACCGTAGATACATCACAGTAAAGACACCCATGTAACTGCATACTGAACCCTTGCTTATCAAATATCTCAGCAGGCTTGGTAAAGACTGCAACCCCATCGTCACCATCAAAGTAAAGGATACGGCACTGATGTGGCTCCTTGACAGTAATAGTATGAGAAGTATTGAGCGCATATCTATGCTGCCTAAACTCGTCCTCAGTAAGCCCAAAGCTTTTATAAATCTTCATCTTCATCCTCCTTAAAAAAGGTAACACCTGCTAGGCGCTGACCGTACATATCAACCATGTGCAGCGTTGCGTTATGCTCAACAGGGCACTCATCCAACCAATCCCAAAACTTATCGTCATACAAATCCATAATCTTATTCTCCAAAATTTTCTTTCCATTCAAAAGGCGTTATGCCTGTCATTAAAAACTCACGAAACTCAGCAGACAGGTCAGGCATAGCGTTCTGAATCAACTCTCCACCCTGCCAAGCCTCTATCTGCTGCACAGTTACCGGCACATCTAAGACATGCACCCTGCCCGTAAGTCCAGACCTCTTCTCAATCAACATACCTATCCCCACTGCTCGGCCATAGCATCTGCCAGACCTTGAAAAGTTTTGCTGCGTATCTTCCACCTGTCCGCTGACGGTGGTAGGTAGTGCAGCCGCTGCTGTTCACGTTTTGGTAACCCATCAAACTCCTCTTTTACGTTGTTAGTTTCGCCCAGCTTGGGCAAACCATGAAGCCACAAGCCTGTCTTTTTAGATTCAGGATGACCGAACATCCAAGGCTGTACATACTGCGTAGGCTTGAACGGTAACACCCCAACAGGGTTCTCCATACACACTTTGTCGCAGGCAATAATAGCCAACTGATAAAGCTTTGTAGTCCACTCAATCGACCGCAAACGCTCGTCATGCTTAGGCATTCCCTTCGCATAGGTAGAGTTGCCGCTGACCGCTAAGGCCGTACAGGGTGGGTGCATGATAATCAAATCCCAATCATCCCAACCTATCGCCTCCTCACAGTCCATCTGCAAGTGATACTCACTACCATCATCAGCAGGCAACAGATCATTAGACCAAACCTCATGCCCAAGCTTTCTAAAAGCTTCACGGACTGTGCCGCTAGACTCACACGCTACAAGTACTTTCATCTCAACCTCACTTTTCTAACATTTGTTAGGTTTTACCCTACCGCAATCACATTATCAACAACAAAGTTACCCTCATCTTTCTTGGCCTTGCCCTTGGCTACCAATCCGACAACGACCTTACCAGCCTTGACGTTTACAAGGTCTGAGGCATCGCCATCAATCACCCTGCGTCCCTTGTAATGCTCTGGCATACCGCCACGGAACACCACCGATATAGGCGCGTCGGTATTCCAAGCCTTGGCGACATGCTTCTGATAGTCCGGCTCGTTGCTGTACGAAAACATCAACTCATAATTGTCGGGCGTCTTGCCCAGCCTTGACGCATTCTTGGTGTAGTCATAGAAGAAAATATCGGGAAACTCCTGCGGTATCCCATGCTTCTCCCACGGTATGTCTGACAGTACATTAAGACGCACTGCCGCCTTGACACCCTGACGCTTGCAAAGCTTGTCAAAGTTAGTCAACTCCTTGCGAAGCTTGTCAAGGAAACCAGCCCGATCACTGTGCCACCAATCAGACTTGCGTTGTCTGCCTGCCTTGACGTTTGAGAATACGCCCATGCCTGCTGACTCAAGGCAAGACTTTGCACAGCCTGCTACGTTCCGATAGGGACAGAGTATATCGTCCGGCATGAGTGATAAACCTGCAAGCCTGTACTCTTGGCTGCTCTTGTCGCTCTTTTTTAGCTTGGCGTTGCCGCCTGTTGTGTCTAGTAATTTCACCAGCCTTCCTCACCTTTATAATTGAAATTTGTTTTCGATCCGTCGCTGAACGTCACTAGCGTTTGATCGTCATAATATCCGTCACCGTCAGGATACTTGCTGAAATACGTAACCTCCGCACCTGCATCAAACTGCTGGACTTTGTAGTCGTGATCTCCACCCTTCCAGCGTATGCGCTGACTGTGTTGCCACTCCCAAAACTTTTCAGCCATTGTCATTTTCTTACCCTCAAAAATTTTCTAACATTTTGTTAGGTTTTTACCTAACGTCTTCAATAACCGCGAACGGCATG